ATCAATAATTTGTCACCGTATACGGCGTGCGGACCGCGTTCCAGTTGCAGAAGGCTTATGCCAGCTGGCCGTGGCGCTATCTGCGTCCGATCCGCAAGCCTGTCCTGGGCACCGTGCGGGTGGCCATCGCCGGGGACGCGCAGAAGGAAAGCATCGACTTCACCGTGGATTACGCCACGGGCGTCGTGACCTTCGCGGCCCCGCCCGGTCTGGCGGCGGCGGTGACGGCGGGGTTCGAGTTCGACGTGCCCGTGCGCTTTGACGCGGACCGGATCGAGGTTTCGGTCGCGTCGTTCCAAGCCGGGCACATGCCCAATGTTCCGGTGGTGGAGGTTCGGCTGTGACGACGACGACGCGCGCCCGCGCCTGGGCGGTTAAACGGCGCGACGGGCTGGCATTGGGCTTTACCGACCACGACCGAACGCTGGAGTTCGATGGGGTCGTCTTCCGGCCCGACAGCGGCATGACGGCGCGGGCGGTCATGCAGGGCGCGGGCCTCGCGGTGGACAACAGCGAGGCCGAGGGCGTCCTGTCGGACGACGCGATCACCGAGGAGGATCTGAGCGCAGGGCGCTGGGACGGTGCCGAGGTGTGGCTGTGGGATGTGGACTGGTCGCGGCCAGTGGATCGGCGGCCGGTGTTCCGGGGACATCTGGGGGAGGTCACGCGCGCGGGCCTGAGCTTCCGGGCGGAACTGCGCGGACTTGGCGAGGCGCTGAACCGGCCACTGGGGCGGGTCTATCACCCGCGTTGCGCGGCAATCCTGGGTGATGGGCAGTGCAAGGTGGATCTGACTGCGCCGGGCTATGCGGCGGAGGCGGTGATCGCCTCGGTCGAGGAGGGGCGGCTGTTCCGCTTTGCCGGGCTGCCTGGCTTCGACGCGCGCTGGTTCGAGCGTGGAACATTGGCGCTGCTGAGCGGGGTGGCCGCCGGGCTGACAGGTGCAATCAAGCGCGACATCGCGGGGCCGGGCGGCGCGCGGGAGGTCGAGCTTTGGACCGCCTTGCCGGGAAAGGTCGCGGCGGGCGACCGGGTGCGGCTAGTGGCGGGCTGCGACAAGACGCCTGCGACCTGCCGGCTGAAGTTCGTCAACTTCCTGAACTTCCGCGGCTTTCCGCACCTGCCGAGTGAGGATTGGCTGATCGCCCCTCAAGCGGTTGGCAGCCGTGTGACGGGAGGGTGACGGATGGACGGCGAGAGCGTTGCGGCGGAGGCGCGCGCCTGGATCGGCACGCCCTATGTGCATCAGGCCTCGGCCAAGGGGGCGGGCTGCGACTGTCTGGGATTGGTGCGGGGTGTCTGGCGCGCGCTGATCGGACCCGAGCCGGAGGCGCCGCCCCCCTATACGCCAGACTGGGGCGAGGTGGGGGGACGCGAGGTTCTGGCCGGCGCCTCAGCCCGGTATCTGGTCCCGGTCGCGGGCGATGCGCCGCTGGGGCCAGGGCAGGTGCTGCTGTTCCGCATGAGTGCGGGGGCGGTGGCCAAGCACCTTGGGATCGTGGGCGCGGGAGGCGCCTGCCCGAGCTTCATCCACGCCTATGAGCGTCACGGCGTGATCGAAAGCCCGCTGTCGGCCCCTTGGGCCGCGCGGATCGCAGCCCGCTTCCGGTTCCCGGACGCATGAGCAAAACCTGAACGGAGGCCGGCATGGCGACGATTCTCTTGTCAGCGGTGGGGGCCTCGATCGGGTCGGGCATCGGCGGCACGGTTCTGGGCCTCAGCGCTGCGGTCGTCGGCCGCGCGGTCGGCGCGACGGTTGGCCGCGTGATCGATCAGCGCCTGCTGGGAGGCGGCGCGAAGCCGGTGGAGACCGGCCGTATCGATCGGCTGCGGCTACAGACCGCGGGGGAGGGGACGCCCCTGCATCGCGTCTGGGGACAGATGCGGATACCGGGCCATGTCGTCTGGGCTGCCCCGTTGGAGGAGGAGCGCCGGACCGAGGGCAGTGGCGGCGGCAAGGGTGCGCCCAAAGGCCCGCAGGTAACAGAGATCAGCTATCGGCTGAGCGCGGCCATCGCGCTGTGTGAAGGGCCGATCAACGGCGTTGGCCGGGTCTGGGCCGATGGCGAGGAGATCGATCCCGACGACCTCGGGTTGCGCGTATATCCGGGCGACGAGGCGCAGGTGCCGGACCCTT